GTGGCGAACTATTCAAAGGTTAAAACTGGCTGGCGCGCGCAGGTTGCGGTCCAAGGCGTCCGCGAGTCGCGGACGTTGTCGACGAAAGCCGAGGCAGTAGCGTGGGCGACCGCTCGCGAGACCGAGATCCGAACTGGCAAGACAACTGGCATCCAGGCCGGAAAAACGGTAGGCGATGCGTTCGATCGATATGAGAAGGAAGTGTCCACTGGGAAGCGAGGGCACCGGTTCGAAGCGCTGCGGCTTGCAGCAATCGGCGACTGGAAGCTCAAGGACCCGCCGTATCGCGATATAGAGTTCCGGGAAATCCGTCTCGTCGACGCGACTTCGGAAGTGCTAGGCAAATGGCGAGACCACCGGCTCAATGTCGACAAGGTCACTGGCTCAACGGTCAACCGAGAGCTGAACCTATTGTCGAATGTCTTTACAGTGGCAGCCAAGGAATGGAAGTGGATTGCAGCCAGTCCGACCACAGACGTACGTCGACCCAAGGAATCGAAGCCGCGCGACCGGTTGTACACCGACGACGAGATCCAACGCATCTGCTTCGCTTTGGGTTTCGACCTGGGCGACGAACACCGGGCCGAGGCTGTGAGTCAGCGGGTCGCCGTAGCGTTCTTATTCGCGATCGAGACAGCCATGCGGGCTGGCGAGATCTGTGGACTTCTTCCGCGCGATATAGCCGGCCGCGTGGCCACGCTGACTGAAACAAAGAACGGCACCAAGAGGAAGGTTCCGCTGACGAAGCGCGCTGTCGAACTGCTCAAGCTGCTGCCGGCACCAAGTGAAGGCGCTACCATATTCAATGTCTCGAGCAAGTCGCTAGATACATTATTTCGCAAGGCTAAGGCGCGAGCGGCGATCGACGACGCGACGTTCCATGACACTCGCCATTTGGCAATCACAAGGCTAGCGAAAAAGCTGCATGTGCTTGATTTGGCCCGTATGGTTGGGCACCGCGACCTCAAGCAGCTACAGGTTTACTACAATGAGACTGCCGAAGAGATGGCGAAGCTACTAGACTGACCGATGATGCATGGGTAAGTACACTGTGGGGAACAAGCCTCCTTAGCGAGTCTGCGTTTAACCTATACAAAAGTTGCTCTTAGGCGCTTTAAGTTGTTGCGGAAATAATACTTCTCCGTCATTATCGAGGGCAGCGCATGATGACGGTGTATCAAGCTGGTGTGGCAACGCCGTCGCATGCTCCTTGCATACGATAGTCGAGGATACTTTGAAGAAGGTTGTTATCACTAGCGAAGCTCAAGCATTCCAGTTGCTTGAGAAGGCCTTGAAGCACGAGATCAGTGACAAACCTCTTGAGCTGAAATTTGATGGCTGGCCCGTTGTCTCCATCCGCTTGAAAGGGCCGGGATACGACGCCACTATCAACTCCGATATTGCTGAAGCAGTTATACAACTTCAGCGCGCGGTCAATCGCACCTACGCCCGTTCAGCGCGTGGTCTTGCCGACTCACGTTCCCTAACCGACACGGAACGAAGAGAGGTACAATTCAAGGCTAAGGTCAAACGGGGAAGCTCGTTAATAGAAATCAACTTAGGTGATTTCGCTGAAAAACTTGCCACGACCATCACGTCCAAAATGTCGCCAGAAATGTTAGTACTCACCGTACTCGGGATTACCGTCACTGGTGCAAGTCTGCTCGCATACAAGGCTTTCCTGCGCCACCGCAGCGAAGATAAGCAAATTGAGCAATCCGCTCGTGATCGTATGGCGCTTAGCGAGCAAGAGACAAAACGAATGCAAATTATGGCGGACGCTTTGACGCGGGTACCAGCTCTTCGTCATACCCGTGCAGACTTCGACGAGGCTCGTGAGGAAATACTACGCTCAGGTAGCAATGCTCAATCGATCGAAGTTAATGATCTTGAGATTGCTGGCGATGCTGCCCGAGTCATTAGCAGAGCCCGCCGTGGTGAGTCAGAGGAACAACAAGCAAACGGAAATTACCTAATTCTGGCGACCGATCTGCGCCAACCCGATGAAATCCGCCTGCGAGTCAGGAGCCTCGACAACGGCAGGGAATTTCTTGCGTCGTTCAAAGATCAGACGCTGCAGCGATCACAAATTCGCCTGCTACAAGATGCCGAATGGTCGCGGGGGCCCGTCTACCTCAGCATCAACGCAAGGTTGCTGCGTGGTCAAATTACTGCCGCCACGGTGATTTCCGTAACTCAACAGCCTTTAGTTGACGACGAAGAGCTGTAGACCCAGGACGCAGTACTGCAGCCACGTGGCACGGCGTGCCAAACTAAGAGAATCGGACCGACCATTCCTGAACATAGGCGGGGCCTTGATCGCCCAGCGGTCGCTCTTCGCCTTTTAGCAACATCCCATGGCCATGCATCGTGGTCAGTTTCGCTTCGTGGAGGATAGGAATAAGCGGATCGCCCACCTGGCTTGCAAGGTCGGTGACGGTGGCTTCGATGGCGCCGCCCATACCATAAACCCGCAGCTCACCTTCAGCGGGCAGCGCTGCGGCGATCTGTTGGTCCGATAGGCGTTTGCCGCCTTCTCGCAATCGTTTAACTTTCGCACGCATCGCGCAAGTGTAGCACTGTTGAGCAGGATCAAAGCCGATTGCCGGCAACCTGATACGGTTGTGCAATGGACAAACGAACTGATCGGTTGACGGCCGTCCAAGTTGACCTCGCGGTCAACATCGCTGCCGTGTTTGGACCGGCGGCCGGTGTCATGTCGCTGCTTGGCCAAGGCATTTCGCCCCAGCTCGTACAGCGTGTCCTCATTGAGAAAGGGCCTCGCCGAGGGAGCCCTTCAACAGCTACTAATAGATCGCTGGTGCGCTGATCAGGTGCAAAGGTCATCGCTTTACATATTCAGCGCTTTCGTGTTAGCTGTCGTTGCAATGACGCTATGCAACCGGAATGTATTGCCAAATTCCATTGTTGCATCTGGTTAATGATGTATGATTTCTCTATTACAATTAATAGGGATTTGAAATGGGATCGTATGTTAACCGCAACCTGGCCTCAGACGAACAAGTAGTCTACGAAGCAAAGGTTTCTTGGGCTTCGCAATGGCTGCTCATTCTTCTCGGATTGGGCACAATCATGATGGGAATCGGCATCGTTTTCCTTTTGGTGGCCGTGATCAACGTCCTTACCACCGAGTTGGTGATCACCAACAAGCGCGTGATTGCGAAATTTGGTCTGATCAGTCGCAAGACGGTCGAGCTTAAAAACAGTAAGGTTGAAAGCGTCCAGGTCGACCAGTCAATCATGGGCCGCTTGCTGAACTTCGGCAGCATTGTTGTCTCTGGCGCCGGCGGCCCACAGGCACCTATCCCCAACATCTCCGCGCCTCTCCAGTTCCGATCGAAGCTGAACGAGATGACCGAAGAACGCGAAAATCAACGCGTAGCAGCTTAAATCGAACGATGGAAGGGCCAGCACAGCTGGTCCTTCTCTTTTGTGCAGACGTCTGCACGAACTAGGACGACACCGGCGCTCTAGAACAGGCCGGCTGGCTCCGCCGCACGGTCCCAGCTGTAGATGATGACCTCCGCGCGCTCGACGCCCTTGCCGCCACCAACCGTGTAGTTGATCGGCACCGTGTCCATCTGGAAGTCCGCGAACACACGACGGATCTCCGGATGATCGTTCAAACTCACGATCGCCTTCCCCTTTAGGCGCTTCATCAGGGCCGCCATCTTCTCGTACTCCTTGAGTCCGAAGTCGACGCCATACCCTTCGGTCTCCCAATATGGCGGATCTAGGTAGAAAAGCGTGTGGGCACGGTCATATCGCTCCATCAGCTTGTGCCAGTCCATGTTCTCGATGTAGGCGCCCGACAGCCGCAGATGGGCCGCGGACAAGTTCTCTTCAATCCGCAGCAGGTTGATCGGCGGCGTGGTCGTCGCCGTGCCCCAAGTCTGCCCTTGCACCTTCCCGCCAAACGCATGATGCTGCAGATAGAAAAACCTCACAGCGCGCTGGATGTCCGTGAGCGTGTCTGGCGGCGTCTCCTGGTGCCACTTGAAGACCTCACGACTGGCCAGCGCCCACTTGAAGTGCCTCACGAACTCCTCGAGGTGATGCTGCACGACGCGATACAGCCTGACCAGCTCGCCGTTGATGTCGTTGATCACCTCGACCTTTGCCGGCGGGCGCATGAAGTACAGCGCGGCGCCGCCGGCGAAGACCTCGACATAGCACTCGTGCGCCGGGAACTGGGGAATGATGTGGTCGGCCAAGCGCCGCTTGCCGCCGATCCAAGGAATGATAGGAGTTGCCATTAGTAAACCTTACAGTTGCGATTGTGCTAAACTCGCGCCGCCTTCCGGAAGGTGGCAGAGCCTCGCTTGGTTCACTGGCTGGAACAGTGGATTGAGGCCGACATCGGTTGTTGACGCAACCGGCGCCGGCGCTCTGTCTTTACTACGGGGTGATGGCCCCTACTTCGTAGAAGCCATGCGTACGCGCCCAGTCCTGCAGCGCGCTTACTTTTTCTCGGAGACGTTCGGTCTCGAGGTCTGCGTCTCGGACGAGGTCTCGAAGATGCTGCTCAGTCGGCTTTGGTAGCTCGATGTATTCGGTCGCTCCGGCGTCATGAGCGACGACGGGACCTGGGACTTCGACGCCGCCGGCAGCGGCACACACGCGGGCAGGGACTGCGATGCGCAGCCGCAGACGATCGGCAGCAGCACGCTCAGCAGCGATACGCTTTTCAGCTTCATTGAGATTCCTTTGGTAAGTGGCCAGGGTGGCCCGGGTGGACGCGATGTCCCGCTGTCGCTCGGCTTCGTTATGGGCCACCGCGATCCGCACGTCGTGCATGGCCGCGTCCGCACGTTCTGCCTTGTCGCGCTCCCATTCGAGCCGAACATTGTCGGCGCCGAAGTGGTAGCCAGACAGGCCAGCGATCGTTACCGCGCCAAGCAAGGCCGCTCCAACGGCAGCGACCTTTAACTGGTCAACGATCATGCTGCTGCTTCCTGGCTGTCGAAGCGCTGGAGGCTCCGGCCATTCATGACCGCGATGAGAATCTTCGCGTAATTCGGATCGGTCGCGTAGCCGGCTGCTGCTGCCGCACGCGCCCAGCCTTCGCCAGTGGTCTCATCGAAGCAGGCCGCATAGCGCGGGTTCACCTTGAAGAAGCGCGCGCGGTCGGCGATGCATTCGTCCATGCTGGAATAGGCGCGGAATTTAGCGACCAGGTCGACGCGCTTGCCGCCCACGTATTCATGGGTCGGCACGTCGACGGTCTTGCCTTTCCAGGAGCGGTCGGCCTTGATGCCGAATAGGTTATTGCCAGGAGCGCGCGAACCCCATCCGGATTCGAGGGCAGCCTGAGCGATGGTGAACGATGCCGGGATGCCATGCTCACGGTGGACTCGTTGGGCGGCCGGCAGCAGCAAGGCGATGAAGGCGGTAGGCGGCATCAGATGATCTCCCGCACGTCCTTGACCAGGTCGGCCAGGTCGGCATCGCGGCGCTTCTCGATGAACTTGAACAGCGCGCGAACGATGACCCACGCCGGCAGGCCGCACGTGAACATGAACCCTCCCTGGGCGATCTGGCCCAGCAGATCATCCGACCAGTGCTCGATGCCAAGGTACTTGATGAGGGCGGCGCCGCCGGCGATCGAGCCAACGACTGTGCACGCCAACGCCACGCGCCACTCCTTCTTGCTGCCGGGAGGTGTCATGGCCATCACGACGAAGGATGCCAGCCCGGCGCCGATGCCCATGCCGACCAGGCCGCCGATGATTTTCATGCTTGCTGCGCCGGCGGCCGCACCGGAAATTGGTTCACTCATTGGGGTTCTCTCGTGGTTAGAAGTCGCCCGGCATGGTGTCCAATTCATGCGCACTTTGGATTACCGGGTGCGCACAGTCTCTCGCTCTAGCGGTCCCATTTCTAGGGAGAAATGGGACTATTTCACGCTCCGCTGCTGCGGAGGTCGACGCGCTGCAGCTTCGGGTGGAAGCATTGGAACAGGTCGTTCGGCGTGACCCGATGCGCCTCGGCCGGATCCAACAAGATCGCACCGCCGGCCATCAGCAACGCGAACACCAGCTCGCTGCACCACCAGGTCGACGTGTCGTTCCAATCGTCCGACGCGAGGAAGGGAATGCCCAGGGCGCCCCAGAAGTCGTAGCCGTGGCCGTCCTGCTCCTCGCCAAATGCGATCGCCTTTGCAAGATCGGGCACCCATACTGTCATGTCCTGGTACAGAACCACGCCCTTCATCACCTCGTCGACTGTCGTCGCCCTGCAGCCGTGTGTCATCGAGGCCTCGTAGGCCCGATTGCCGGCGATCGCGACCACATGGCTAAAGAAGCGGGAGCCGGAGCAGCGCGCTATCACCAGGCTAGCCGGGTTCCATGGCCACTTCGTGGTGAACCTTACCGTGACAACTCCAGCGCCCACGCTATGCTTCCTCCGCAGCGACTGGCGCCGGTGTCGACCATTGAATTTCTGCGATCTCTTCGGGAGTATTGGCTGCGTCAAGGCGCGCTTTCAGATCCTGCGAATGATTGAAATTCTCGGTGCCCTGGGCAGTCATGGCCGCGTACATGGCACGGAAAGCGTCAACGTCGGCGAGTGGCAGCATGGTTTTATCGGTCGCCTTCCAACCACCTGGCCAGCCATCAGGAAAAGCGCCGAACAGGGCAATGTGATTGGCGACGCCGTCGATATCGGACCGCGATAGTGCATCGCATGCAATCAGCTTGCCGGCGAAGGGAAACATCGAAGCATTGGCCTCTGCACGCCACTGGTCAATATCAGCGTTCCTCTCGCGCCGTAGCGCATCGATATCGGTCCTGCACTGTGCGAGCTCCTCCTCGGTCATATCCCGATAAACGGTTTCGCCGTCCTTCAATTCCGCCATGCGACTCATACTTTCCTTACTCCATAAACCCGGATCAGCCCGGAAGAAATTTGTGCGTTGTTCTCAGCCCGGATTCTGAATCCGCGCACGGCCTGTCCCGTTTCCAGTGAACAGCGGTTGGCAATGCCGGTCATGCCAGTGCTTGCCCGCCAAAAGCTGCCGTCCCAAATAACGGTCTTCGCCACCTCGGTATTCACGCCGCGGACCTGCAGCAAGCCTGCTATCTTTACAGGGTCGGCGATCGTACCGGTCGACAAGGTCATGTACGTCCCGAGCGACGTAGTAGCCGAGCTGTTGGGTATGTTCGTCAGGTATGAACTGGTGTTGATCGGATTCCCGTCCTCCCCACAAAATTCGAAGACTGCGCGGCCACCGAACTGAATATGTGGAATGTCGATGAGATACCAGTCGTGGGCCGTATCGAAGACCGTGGCCAGAGAAGCCACTGCGACCGAACTTTCGATATTCATCCTGGCGATCAAATCCGTTGCTCCAGGAACAGTACCGGAATCACCGTTACGATCGATGTGGACAATTAGCGGGGTGCCATTTGCAAACGGGTTAGTTGCGCCAGTACTAGTCGCGCGTACTCGCACGGCTAGATTTCGATAGCCCGCAGTGCCGGCGACCGACGTTACATCGAGAATCATCCACTTACTCGGGTCACTCGAATTGATCAGTCGAATGGAACCCTTTGTCGAACTGGTGATGGACTGCAGATCTGCAAAGACTGCGGAGATGTCGGCCCCTCCCACGATCTGCGTATCGATACGTAGCACTGTGGCTGCGTTTTGCGCGACTGCGCCGAGGCGTAGAAAACCTACACCGGGATCGCTGTCCGTTGTCGCGCTATCGAATACGTACGGAAATGCATAAGCACCTCCTGCTGCAAATGCACTTAGTGCACGCAGCGTCTCGTTAATCTCAGCACCCCACACTGGCAACTTGCGCATGAGGTCTGCCATGAACAGATCGAACGTCTTCTGGTCCTGGGTTCGGGCTGGCAGTTTAGTTGGATCAAGAAACGTAGTGATTGCCATTAAACGGCCCCTTCGATTGTTAAACTCATTCTGGACTCCATTTGATAAGGAATAACGTTCTTAAAGCTTCCGTATCGACCGAATACAGCGGTTATCCCATAGGGACCTCCGACCCATACCAACGGCCGCTGACGTAGCTCGAATAAGCGGTCCCCGACGTAGGTAATCTCGTCGTTCGGCACGACAACCTCACACGACATCCGCTTTGCGTAGGGGCGAATTGTGGTCTTACTCGTGCCATCGAAATTAAAGGTCGTGCTGGAAAAATCTTTTCCTTCGGTAGATAAGCCAAGCAAACTTGGACCGAAGTCGTCGATCGGCCCGATGGCACACATCCCGCACTTTGCGATACCTCCTATTTTTCTCAGACAGACCGTAACCAAAGCGTTCGCATATACCGGAAGCTCGAGTGTCAGGAAGTAGGTCCGGCGCTTGATACGCTTAAACATCCAGTTGAAGTAGCTGGACTTTGAGTTCGATTCAACTAAATCGGCCGCGTCGCTATACACCAGGCCATCCACCGCGTCGACCGTACTCACCCTGACTTCATCGACGTCCAGATTGCCGAGGTAGAGGCCTTGAGCAATCATCTCTGGTGTCAGCACGACTATGATTTCGTCCTCACGCGACGTCTGCGTGTTGTTGTACTCGTCGAACATCGCACGACGATTCACTACCCCCCGCGGCGACCAGGCCCCGGTGTCGCTTAATGCCTTACCTAAATTGCCTGCAATTAGGGACTGAAATAACTCGTAAGTTGCTGGATCGTGTACCAGCGCATCTTTCCCATAGCTCGCCTTGACGTCATAAGGAGGCTCGACAATCGGCACGTTCGAATACACCAGGCCAGCACCAGCGCTGATTACATCAGCCGCACGCGTTACTGCTCCATTGACGGTCTTGATCGGACTGGTGACGCGGTTGTACTCAATCCGAGGGAGGCCAATGCGAACCGTAAAATCTACGTAAGTCCCAGCGGTGTACGAGAAAACTAGCTTGTGCGAGACGAAGCTCACGCCATCCCCCATCGGGTGCACAAGTGATATCTCCGACTCGTTGAGCGGCTTTTGGTCAAGATTTAGAACAAGGGTGCCGACAGAAATCTGTGCGCCAGAAGCATTTCGCTCGGAGATTTGTAGTCGAGCCAACGTGACGCCTTGCACCTGGCCGATCGAACTGAGGAAGAGCGATGCGGCCCAGATCTCGCCTGGGGCGGCGGGAACGGCCGTCACTACGTCAAACCCAACCTGATGAATGCCGGTTACCGACGCAATCCCCGAGTACCGCACGTCGATATATTCAATTCCCGATTCAACACTGACCGCTAGAATATCGCGAATCAGGCCATTTACATTACCGCCCTCCATCCCCCAATAAGTTGGCACGGCACCCGGGGAACCAACGGCAGCCCCCTGCATCGTGTTGTTGCGGACGTAGTTTGTCGCCTCCGCCTCCACCTTCGCATACGGCGCCGCAGTTAGATCGGCCGGGTTGTAGGTCACGCCCAAGACATTGGCTGGCACCTCGACCAGCGTGCCGGTTCGGTCATACACCCACTTGGGGGATGCGCGCCTACAGGCCACATCGCCGATCGCAATAGGTTCAACAATAATCATTCAGTCTCTTTCACTACCTTCATAGCAAGCGGCACTTGGCCCCGCGTGGCCGCGTCTAAGTGGTCAGCGGTGTTCATCGTATTGAGTGCGATGGCGCCAAGCCCCGCATTGATTTCCTGACGCAGGAGCACATTCTCGGCGCGTAGCTGCCCCACCTCAGCGCTCAAGCTGCTGACCGCGCGCGCTAGAACGGCACCGTTATCGGCAGGACTGGCAAGCCGCGAGAACATGTCCTTCGTCTGGTTCGCATTGAAGATGCGCGACGGCCCGGTCGCCTCGAGCTCTGGACCATCTTCACCAACGATGCGCCAGCCGCCCGCGTGATCGCCGCCTGTGGCGAAGCCAGGCACACCGCGCAACTTCTTCGCTTCGTCGCTGTTCTGGAACGTGTCACGGATTGCGTCCAGGCTGATGCCGCCCTTCAGGCGATCCATCCAGTAGTCGAGCCCTGCAACATCCGCGGTGCGGCCGAGCACCTCGCCATAGAGCTTCTTGATCTTCGCCTCAGGCGAATTCACGATCGAGTCGACCACCGCGTTTTGCGACGCACCGTTGGCCAGGCGGTCCTGCCAGTAGGCCAGGCCGCCGGCATCCGGAGTCCTACCAAGCGCCTGTTGGTACGCACTGGAGATTGCCGACGTGCCGCTGATGATCGGATTGGCTTTGGCCGCTCCGATCGCGGCCGCCAGCGCATCCATCGCTTGCGACAACGTCAGCAGTCCAGTGGCCTGGCCATTCAATGCGTCGATCTGCTCCTGCCCGTTTTCCACAATCCGATCCAGGCGAGCTATCTGATCCTCGAGGGCTCGTAGCGACCGCTCCTCAACCGTTAGCGCCTTGTTCGTGATGCCGGCCAAGGCAGCAATGTCGCTCTGCGTCTGGTACAAGTCCAACAGATAATCGTTGTACGAGCTGAATTGGTCCGACGCATCGCGGGTCACCGCACTCAAAGCATCGCGCAGGCTTTCCGCATCCGGCAGGGAGCCGCCGGCCTGCGCCTTTACCAGCGCCGCGCGGATCTTTGCCTGTGCGGCTGCACGCTGGGCCAGCTGCTGCTCGGGCGACGTCATACCGTTGAGCGTGCCATTGAGAAGCTGCGCCAAGCCCTGCAGCCGATTCACCGCCGCAGCATGGACGTCGACGCTTGCCTGCAGCGCGGCCTTCTCACGTGACGCGACACGCTGCAGCGTGAGGAATGCTCTATCGACCTCGCCCAGCAGCGCGGCCGCTGCAGCGTTCGCATCTTCCACCGCCGCTTTCTGCGCCTTGAGAGCCTGCACCTGGTCGAAGAGCGCCCGTACACTCTCATCCAGCGCAGCCCGCTGCTGCTCAAGCGCCAATTGCTCCTGCTGCGCCGACGTCAGCGTCAGCGTGTCGTACTCAGCCTGCAGCTGCTTACGCTGCTCGAGCACGGCCGCAGCCTGTGCCGCAGCTTGCTGTGCCGCAGCTTGCTGTGCAGCGGCTTCAGTGGCCGGATACACTTGGGCGAAGTCGGCCTGGATCGCCATCAACGCTGCATACCGCTTCGCGCCTTCTTCGGTGGCGAGGGCGCCGCTGTCGATCAGGTCCAGCACGACCTGCTTGAACTCGTCGCGGGTATCGACGCTGGCCAGGCCAAGGGCCGCCATCTGCTCCGTTACCGCCTTCAGCACCGGCGCGTTACGCTCGGCCTCGGACAGGAAGTTTTGCTGGAAGAACTGGACGCCAGACGCGAACGCATCCAGTCCGCCGGCTGCCTGCAGAAGTCGTTCTCGAGCGGCCAGCGACGAAACCCCAACCGCACCGAACGTCACCCCGATAGAGGCCAGCGCGTCGTCGACGACGGCATACCCCGTTGCCAGGCGCTGCAGCGCGGCCGCGGCGGACTCACCTGTCTGCTGGAGACTCACCAGCTCTGGCACCAGGTCGGTGGCCATGGTGTTCGCGAGCCCTTCGAAGTAGCTAGTAATGTTGGCCTGCGTCTCGGCATCGGTCTTCCCGATCGCGATATTGATCGCGTCGGTTCGACGAGCGATGCTCGACGCGTCCACGCCAAGCGCTTCGGCGAATGCCTTCGTGGACACCTTCATGACGCCATAGGCATCGGACAGCGCCTGATCCATTTCTGGCGCCACATCCACGCGATCGAAGCCGGATTTGTCGCTCCGGAACCAGCCCCCCTTTTGTTTCCACTGCTGGATCACCTTGCCGTCGAAGCCTCCCTCGCCCAGGGTGCCCGCGAGATTGCTACCGACGACTTCCTTTGGCTTGTGGCCGAACAAGCGGTTCACGGCGCCGCCCAGCAGGCCACCGACCAGCGAGCCGAGAGCTGTCCCGAGTGGGCCGACAATCGTGCCGACAGCAGCGCCAATCGCGGTGCCGGCGTTGACCGTTGAATTTCCCGAGCCGCCAAACGCCGAATAGCCGTTCGACAGTGCCCGACCGCCCATCACCCCGCCGAACACGCCGCCGGCGATGCCCGCGGCTGCTCCCAGACCATTCGCCAGCGGGGTCAGCGCCTGGCCGGACGCGGTCGCCAACCCTTGCGATGCCAAGGGCGTGTAGCCCATCGAGCTCATGATGTTCTGTGCGAAACCGGCCACGGTGTCACCAAGGGCGGCGAAGCCACCCTGCATCGCATCGTAGATTCCCTTGACCGAGCTGATCGCGCTACCGACGCCGGTGCCTCCCGCACTGCTTGCGCCTGGGACGGCGCCGAGGCCGAACTGGTTCAGCACGCTCTGTCCAAGCCCATTCAACGTTCCCGAGACAGGCTGCAGCACGCCCTGGATCACCGGACGAAGCACCAGGGTGTTGAACATATTCTTCAGCGTGTCGACCAGGTTCTCGGCGAAGCCTTTGCCGTTCTCGAAGCCGCGCAGCAGCGCATCGGTCAAAGACGACTCGATCGTCTCGGACATGCGCTTGCCCTCGTCGGCCAGCTTCTTGACCGCCTCGATCTCCGCATCATGGATGGTCGCCGCGGCCTGGGCATTGCGGAGGCTTTTCAGGGCGTCGATCCTGCGCTGGATATCAGCGACTCCAGCGTCCGACAAGACGAGCGACTGCTTCGCCGCCTCGAGCTCGGCGATCTGGACATCGGTGATCGCCTCCGGCAGCATGCCGTAGGTGCGGATCTTCAGTTCCAGGGCTTCGGTCTGCTTGACGATTCCATCGATGTCGCGGTCAACCGCAGCAGTAGCCTCGTCCAGCAGCTTTTTCTCGTCAGCAGCAGCCTTCGCAGCCGCATCGTTTGCAGCCTTGATCGCAGGCTGCTTGGCGAGCAGGTCGGCCTGCGCCTTCGTCAGCTGGTCGACCGAGATCGCGCCGTTCGCATATGCCTTGCTGAGCGCTTCCCACTCCTGGGAAAAGGTTCCGCTCAGGCCCGACAGCTCGGCCAGCAGCTTCGCCTGAGCCTGCTGCTCCTGATTCAGCTTCTTGGTTTCGGCCGCGATCTCGGCCGCGCTCTTGCCGACCACGGTTCCATGGCGCACGATAGCGGCCATCTCCTCAACGGAGGCGTCACCACTGGCGCCCCAGGCGGCTGCAATCGAGCTTGCCGTGTCCGACCAGCTCTTTCCGATGTCGGCTTGCCACTGGCGGCCGATCTCCGCTGCCATCTTGAAATCGCCCTGAATAAACGCGACCAGCTGGGCAGCACCCGCCCCGAGGGTCTTGCCGACCGTCGAGAATACCTCGACGATGCCAACGGCGACGGTATAGAGCAGCTTGAGTCCGGATGCCAGGAACTGCGCAGTGTTCTTGAGGGTGTCGCCCTGCGTCGCGGTTTTGAGGAATTGGCCGGCAAGGGTGCTCAGCGTCGGCAACAGTTCTGCGGCCACGCCCCGAGCAACGCCTTGGGTGCCGAGCATCAGCAAGTCCAGGGTATCGTTGAAGGATCCGGCCTGCTCGACCGCTTCTTCGCTCAGTGACAGGCCGAGCTGGCGCGCCATCGCATCCATCTCGCGCAGGCCTTCGGAGCCACCGTTGAGCAGCGGGAGCATGGCCGCCCCCGATTTTCCGAACACCTCCTGGGCGAGGGCCACCTTCTGGACGCCCTCCTCCATGCTGGCAAACTCATCCGCTAGCTCGTACAGCATGTCCTTGTTACTCTTGAACGAACCGTCCAGGTTTTTCGAGCTGATGCCCAGCTTCGCGAACGCGTCACCGTTGTCGACGATCTGCTTGGACAGCTTCGTCATCGCCCCTTCGAGGGCGCTCGCTTCCATGCCGCCCATCTGGAAGGCCAGCTCGAGGCCTGCCAAGTCTTCGACCGCGACGCCGATCCGTTGCGACAGGTCGCTCGCCGCGTCGGTGGCATCGATCGCACCTTTGATCCAGCCGGTGAAAGCCGCGATCGACAGCGAGGCCCCGACCGCACCAAGCACGCCGCCGATGACGCCACCAGCTTGCGACACCGTTTCCAAGGCGCCGGTCGCCTGTTCGCGGAACCGGCGGAACTCGGAAATTGCGCGATCGGCAACGGCTGTGATGATTACTCGAGATTCGCTCACTTCTTTCGTTCACTCCATCCTGACAAGGTCGCGCGCTCCATCGCTTGCACTTCCGAAAACAACTTGGGCCATTCCTTGCGCTTGATCTTCCAGGCGTCGCGCACCACGAGGACGCTCTGGTAATTCAGACCAACCGCGCCGCCTGGCCCGACGACCCACTGGGTCGACACGGCCTGGAAGAAGTTCCAGGCCTTGACACATTCAGGCCAGAGGTAGAGAGGTTCGGCCCGCTGCCGCTCGTAGACCGGCGCCAGGCCGAATGCCGCCGCGGCCTCACTGACAGCTTCGTCGTCCAGCTCCTCCTGGTCTTCGTCGACGATCCACCCCAAGGCCGCATAGCGCGCGACCTGCGCTAGTTTTTTGCTTCGGCGCTCGTCTCCTTGGCGAAGGCGTTGAAGCACACCAGGGCCATGCCGGGGATGTTCAGCAGCGCGTCGAATGCCTCGGGGCAGAATTCGGCCGGCTGGCTGGTCTCCTCGTCGACGACCAGGCGCTGGCCACCCCAATCGGCGGTGACTTCGCGCAGCACGTCCTTCATGTCGAATTCGCCGCTGCTGATGCGCTGCTTGAGGTCGTCTGCTTGCATGCGCGAGCAGGTCAGCGTGAACTTGAACGGCACGGGCTGGCCCTTGCCGTCCTTGGTGGCGCCTTTTACGGTGACGAGGACGGTTGGGCTGATAACGGTGGTAAAGCGCTTACTCATGATTTTTCCTATGTCGATGCGGGCCAGGCGGCCCGCGTGGTTATGCAAAGCTGGTGATGATGCGGATCTCGTCGTTGCCGGCGACGGGCGTGGCTCGCACGTTGTAGCCGATCAGGCGCTCGCCATTCAGCTCTTCCTTAGTCGGCTCCTTGAACTGGGCCGCCGGCAGGAACACGGCGACCTTATCGTTCGGGACAGTGCCGTGGATCAGGCCGAGCGTCTCTTTCGTGGCGGCTTTGACCTTGCCCATAAACGACACTTCCTGGGCGGCAGTCTGCTTGAGTTTGACGGCGCCGGTGACTTCACGGTCCGTGATGGCGACCGACTTCCCGCCCAGAATCTTTTGGAAGGTCGCGGTGACGCCCAGGTCGATGGTCAGGCCCTGGCTCGGATATTCGACGCCGCCAACGAAGGCCGGCGCGGTGGCGACAGCGTGGGTAGCGCCGATGGTGATATTCCCCGAGTTGTCGTCGGTGACGATCTGCGGCACGCGCCAGGCGGTCAGGGTCGTGGACGGATTGTTCCGCGCGGCGATGCCGCCATCGACGCCGATGAGTTTGAAGCTGATCACCGGCTTCTCGCCGACAGTCAGGTTCAGCGAGGCCGTGCCGCGCACGCCCAGGAGCTTGTGCAGCACGCCGTCGTCGAAGTAATAGATCGACGACGACTCGAAGCCGCCGGAGATCGGGACGTAGTCGACGCGAATGCCAGCGGTGATGATCTCGGCAAAGCCGATCGAGCGCATGAGCGGTCCCCATGCCGGTGCCTTGCCCGCCGTGCCGGCGCCGACCAGCTCGATGTCGAATCCGCATTCGACGTACGACGCGCCTGGCAGCTCTTCGGACGCGCCCAGGTATTCGCGAATGATGTCGCGCTTGATCCATTCGGCGTTCAGGGCATTAATCGACACGTTGCTGATCACGAGCGCGTTGGCCGCACCTTCAGGGATCGAGTCGACGCCATACTCCTCTTCGAGCTTCGCGAGGATCGCCGTCTTGCGAATCAAGCGCTGGGTTTCCACAGCCATGTGTTACTCCTGTTCTTTCGGTTCACGGACCGGTTCGATCTTGACGAGCTCGCCGGTACCAACATTGCGGACATAGCTGCCGCCCACCGCAGGGTCTTGCTGCGGCAGGGGCGCCAGTGCAGACGTCTGCACTTCGTCAGCCTTGACCAGATCCGGCGTACTCGCGCCGGCGGTTTTCAGGTCCTTCATAACTTCAGGGTTCTCCCGTTGGTTTGGTGTTTCACTACGAAGCGCGCGCTGACGCATGCCACGCTGTTGTCCAGCTCCTCGAAGTCCCAAGCCAGGGTGTCGCCCGGCAGAGGTCCGATATCCATCACGCCATAGCCGAGACCCGTGCCACCATCCAGGTTGTCGAAGACTGCCTCGAGCACTTGGTCCGCGACCGTGCCGGGCACATCGTCGGCGCCGTCGCGGCCGTAGCACTCGATCTCGAGCAGCGTGTCCCACGACGTACGGCCACCCAGCTGCTTCACTTCCTGCGACAACGAGCGACCGAGACGGACAACGATTGCCCGGCTTTTGTCATTGCCCAGCGGGCGCCGGCGGTTGACGTAGACGCGATCGACGACGATTGCCGGGTCTTCCTGCAGGCGCTGTGCGACTGCCTGTACGATCGCCATGTGCTGGGTCGTCATGCTTTCTCCAGGACGACCAGGCTCAGGCCGGTCGGCAGATAGCTATCGGGCTGGCAGTCGGCCACCTTCCAGGCCGCACCGTTGACGGTGATGCGCAGTTCGTCGAAATCTTGAGGTACGCGATCGTTGGCGATGACCATTTGCGGTGCCGCCGCACCCATGCCTATACCGACCATGCCGTTCCTGTACTCGGCGTCGAAGATGACCGGGATGTCACCCTCGACGCCGGGAATGCGCGCCAGGGCATTCGACAGGCGCTCCATCGCCAGTCGGTTCAGCCGGGCTTCGAGCTGGTCGAACATCAGGCGTTGATCTTGATGAGGACGGTAGCGACGCCATTGCCAGCCGACGCGGCCGCGTAGCCAGCCGGCGTGTTGGTGCCCTCGCTGATGGTCAGGCGGAAGTCGTCCGCGTCCCAGTACAGGACATCGCCCTGCACCACTACGTCGGTCGGCAGCTTTGCGACGTTCCAGACACCGGTCACTGCGACCGAGCCGGTTTCGTGGGGTGCGATATCGCGCAAGGCGATACCGACGCGCTTGCCCATCGCGACCATCAGCCCCGAGACAACTCCGGTCGCGCCGGCTTTGTAGTCAAGCACGTCGCCCTCTTGCACATAGTTCTTTGCCACTGCTGGCTCCTTTTCAGTTCAGGAGGCGCCGCGCGGGCGGCGCCGTCGTTAGATGGTCAGGACTATTCGCCCTGGTTGACGGCGAGCGTGCGGAAGTCGAGGGCCTTGACGCCTGCATCCATGCGCACCTTGAACTCGACGCCGTCGCGGGTCCAGCCGTCTTGCTGCTCCAGAGTCGGCGCCTGGTTGCCGTCGAGGTACTGCACTTCGACCGTGTCATGGACGTTCTGGTCAGCGGCGCCGTACCAGGTCGATGGATCAGCGTCCAGGCGAGCATCGCTGATGACTTCGAAGGTGCCGCGTGCCGAGTTCGGCACGGTGTTGTTCTTGGCGCCCGCGCCGACTTCGTATTCGCTGTCCTTGACCACCAATGCGGTGCCTTCCAGGGCCACCGGCACCAGCAGCTTGGCCAGGCGGATATTCAGCGCGCGCGCAGTGCCGTCGGTTTGCGTACGCATACGGGCACGCATGGCGTTGACGGAGGCCGTGTTGATGCCTGCTGCGGCCAGGATGTTGGCGTGGTCTTCGTGGAACAGTTCCTTGCCATCAGCCATCAGCGGGTTGTCCATCAGGATCGCGTAAACCAGGTCACCGATCGTGCGGATTGCGGCGCGGCCCATGCGACGCGGGATCTTGGTGAATGCGTCCAGGTCGTCGTTGATGATGGTCTGGCGGGTCAGCGAGAACATCTTGCCGTAGGTCGCCAGCTGGACGGTTTCACCACGTTCGCCGACCTCGGCGTAGCGGTACTCGCCGCCATCCTGAATCCTGTCCAGCGACGGGAAGGTATTCAGGTCGACACGCTTGCCCGGCTTGAAGTCGCCGAGGGTGCCGATCGAGGTCCACAGCTGGAACGTTTCTTCCGCTTCTTCGTAGCCCTTCATCATGGCCTTGTCGGCGACATTTGCCAGCAACAGCGGGAAGTCCGAACCGGTCTGGGTGAACGCGGCTGCAACCACGTCCATCTTGCCCATGCCGCGTGCATTGACGCCGGCGTGGGCCAGGCATTCGCGTGCGAGGTCCATCAGCGAGAAGCCGCGGTAGTTGTTGGCTTTGTCGTCCTTGTCCAGGTTGCCGCGCGCCAGGATCGAGGCTTGGGCGCCAGCACGGAACTTGTCGCGCTCGTCTTCCAGGGTGACGATATAGCTGCCGGCGACCGGTGCCGAGCCTTTGCCCAGGTGGGCCAAGAGCTTGGTATTCGCGTGCTCGAGGGTGCAACCCTGGTCGTCGGCGCAGGCTGCCTGCAGCGCCGGAACGCCTTCGATATTGGCGAACGACGCGAATGCGGCAGCGATACCTGCGCGGCGGGTCTTGTCGGCAGCCAGTGCCGCCTGTGCTGCTGCCTGAATGGCGTCCAGGGACGGGTCGGCGCCCGCTGGGGTGTTGGCTCCTGCCATGGTATTGCTCTCCTTCGATTGGGGTTGAGGCGCGGCAGATGCCGCCGGGGTGGTCGGCTGCGGGAACGATGCGTACCGCGCCTTAATGGAATCCTTCAGGTGTGCGCTCGCGGCGACTGGCAAGCCAGCAACGATCTCGTCGATGAACTTGGCTTCCAACGCCTGCTCGGCGGTGTACCAGTGGTCTTTCCCATCCGTGAGTAAGGCCAGTATCTCGGCTTTGTCCGCACCGGTCTTCGATGCGTAGCTGGTCGACATTGCGTCTGCCCAGCTGTCGAGCATGTCGGCGTAGTCGCGCATGGCGGCGCTGTTGCCAGAGTTGTAGCCCCAGGGCGCGTGGATCATGATCTGCGCGTTCTCCGCCATCTGGACCGTGTCACCTGCCATGGCAATCAGGCTGGCGATCGATGCAGCGATGCTGTCGATCACGATGGTCACGTGTGCCTTGTGACGCTTGAGCGCGTTGCCGATCGCGATGCCATCGGTGACCGAGCCGCCGTAGCTGGCGATGCGCACAGTCAAGTCTTCGACGTCGAGCGCCGAGACTTCGCGCACGAAGTCAGCTGCGGTGATCGAGTTGCCGTACCAGCTTTCGCCGATGTCGCCGTAGATGAGGACCTCCGCTGCGGAGGCCTGCACACTGCCAGCGGCGGCATTTGCGCGTGCGTTCGGCCGGATGGTGTACCACTTCGCCGGCTGGTTCTGGTTCGCTGTAGCCATCGTCCCTATTCCTGTCGAATGCTTCGTTATGAAGTCGTCAGTTTGGTTTCGATGGCGTCCCATTTCTAGGGAGAAATGAGACAGTTTTTCTTTGCGGTCGGAGACGTAAAAAAAGGCCACCAGGTGGTGACCTCGAAGGTGACGATCACTCGTCTTTGTCGGGTGGTTCGGGCGGCGGCGCCGGCGGCGTGGCCTTGTTCTGGTTCGCGTAGTTCGACTTGAACACCAGCCCCTTCTCCGCGCACTCCGTGCGATGCGCCATGATCTGCTCGAGCACGTCGCGTGGGTTGGCGCCACGCTTGCGCATGACCTCGACCTCACTGGCGAAGCCAGCCTCCACGAGTGCTTGCCAGGCCATGGCTTCCTTGAGCGGATCGATCCAGGGCATCGACTGGCCTACGAACAGGGCATCGTCGGCGGTCTCAGGATCGACGTCATGGGGCATCGGCACCACGCCGGAGAGGCGAGCAGCCAGCACGAAGTCGTTCCACGTCGGTTGGACGAACTGGCCCACGAATTCGTCGCACAGCACGGCGTAGTGGATCCACTGCTCAACCAGCTCCTGCCGCTGGGAGGAATAAGTGCCGCTGTAGTCACGGGCGATGCTCGAGTAGCTGCCGCCCAGGCCGGCCGCCACCGCACGGAGCTGGCCCTGCCGGAAGGTGACCAGGTTGGGGTTTGGACGGTTGGAGTCGATCATGCCGATCTCCTCGCCGACGCCGAGGTTGTCGATGATCATGCCTGGCGAGAAGTGCAGCTCCCGAGGTTGTCCATTCGGACCGTCTGGTCCCTCAGGGTACTGTTCTGGAGAGCCCTTCTTGACGTACGCAGTCAGGGACGCCGCCACCTTGGCCGCTATGCGCTCGGACTCCTCATAGTCCTTGATGTCCTCAAGGCGGCCAATGACGCTGGCGAACTCGGACACGCCCCGCATCTGCCCGATGCGGTCAAGCGAGGCGATGTGGTGCATGCGGCCGGCCTCAATGCGCTTGAGTTCGTAGCTTCCCTTGGTCCAGCTATCGCCACCCGGGAAGGCCTTGTACGCCCAATAGCCGGTCGGCTTGCCCCAGGTGTTACGTTCGATGCCCTGCTGAATTCCGCGCGCCAAATCGTGGTAGTCGAATGGAATCAGGTCAGGCTCGATCAGCTCGAGCGAGTACGGCACCTTGGTTCCATGATCCAGCATCGGCACAGCACCGATGAGCCGCTGCGAGAAGCACTCGCCATCGCGCAGCCAGGTCTTCGCCACCAAGCGCTGAACCTTGCTCCAGTGGTGCCGCTGCGTGACTTCGGGAGTTTGCGCCCAGTTGCGGTAAGCCGTGCGCAGCGCGGCCGCGTACTCGACGTGGATGGTACCGTCGCGGCGCCGCGGCTGCGGTTCGATCCCGATCCCGCTCGGGCCGACCACATTGTTTACCAGGGTGCGCAAGGCGCCGCGCGCTATGTCGTGATTGGCCTCGAGGTGGCGGGCCAAGCCGCGTAGACCGACCGCACCCATCTGCGAACCGGCGTTCGGAGAACCGTTGGCCTTGCGGCCCTTGCGAAGGCGTGATGGCTTGGCGGCCTCATATTGGTTCAGCACACTGCGGGCTGCGAGGCGGCGAGCACCGGCGACCGGCGAAAGGAAAGCGATCGCCCGGTCAACAAAGTTGAGCTGGACCTTCGTGTCGACCTTCATCGTTACCGGTCTCCGAAGCTGGCGACGGAGAACGACATGCCACCGATCGACGGCTGACCACTGGCCTTGCGCGAGTCCTGGGCGATGCGCGCTTCCCATTCTTGGCGGCCGGCACGGATCTCCTGAAGGTTCTCCATGCCCATCGAACGGCCCTGGAAGGTGATGGTCTTGCCGGCCAGGACGGCCAGCTCGGCCTTCATGTATTCGGCCAGCATGGTTGCTGCGGTAGTCATTGGGAGCTCCTTGATCTGAGCGCCCAACATTAACTTCGGTACAGTCCCATTTCTAGGGAGAATTGGGACTGATTGCCCCGCAGACATTGTGTTAACTTATGGACAAGACCTCTGTTGGTCAGCTAGACTTGTCTGTTCAAATGCTCTCTTCGAACTAACGCCATGTTTAAATCTGAAATACAGTCGTATATAAACAACCTGCGTCGTCGCCTCTCATCTGTATTGAAACCAGGTATCGGAATGTTATTTAAGGTATATCCCGCAGAAGATGGCGGGGGCGTAATTGAAGTTCAGCTTGGGCCAGGCCTTACAAATTCAGATACTTATCTCCCTCCGTATCCTCACGTAAACTCCGCAGTAATGGCTACAAACCAGAGTGCAATTACCGGCGATCTGAGAAACGTTGTCTTCGGCGGAACCAATGTGATTATGGAAGAGGACGGCCGCATTATTTTAATCAAAGATGACAAGAAGGACCAATGGTCTGACAAAGCTGCCAAAAAGGATTTCGATTTTATTGTCCAGCCGCTTCGAGGTGTTCAATGAAATTTGGACACGTTGAAGGTACTCACGAAGAGATTACAAACTTCTGCAAGAACATGGGAATGAACCCAGCAGACTATTTCCAGCCTGTTGAAGCTCCCACTACGGTACACGCGGTATGGATTGCGCTTCCGATAGCGGGAGTATTCGTAACCGCTTGCTTAATGCTGCTAATACCTAGCATAGAAGCTAAATACGCCAATCTATTATTTTTAGCTTCAGTCCTTTGCTCTGCGTGTGCGGCGACTAGTGTCCAGCTAAAATTCAACAACGCCTGGGCCACGGGAATTGTAGGAATAACAGGGCTAGTCATCGCGTTAATTTCCATCAACATTCTAAGCCCTTCTGATATTGCAGATTACTTGCGAGACTACAAGACAGAAAAGAAAGAAAAATAGCAATTTTGGGTAACGATCTTTTGAGTTCAGAGCACGCAGGGCGGCTTGGCTGAGAAACCGCAGTTAGTCGCCCTTGATGAACCTGTAGAACTGCGAACGGCTGATGTTGTATTCAAGCATCAGCTCCTTACGGTTGCGGCCGTTGTACTTAGCCTTGATTTCCAGCGCCCTCGCTTCAGGGTCCACGTTGTGCTTTTTGACGTAGACCTCCTGCCCGCCCCATTGCGTACGGAGCATGGTATCAACCATGCGCTGCTTCTCTGGCGTGAACACCGTGAGCCCGAGCGTGGCGCCCACCAGGCTGACGAAGGCTCCTACAATGTCATGTTCGTTCTGCATTATCCAAATCCCCTGCTGGACCAATCATCGGACGCGAATCGGTTGCCCGCGCTCCTGTTCTGTACCGGCGCCGTCGGCTTGGCCAGTGCCGGTGGTTTCTGTTGTTGTGGCTGCGGCGCAGGCCTCACCGGTTCGGGCGCCGCTGCAACCGACTGGCTGAAGAGGTCCCCGATCGCTGGCTGGACTTCGGCCTCGAGGGCGTCCCACCACTTGGTCGGCTTCTTGGCCAGCTCCAGATGCGTTTCGAGCCAGACCGCGTAGACCGTGCAGTCCCACGCTTCCACTCGCTTGCGCAACGCCGTCCAGCGCGATTCCTTTCCGCCGGCGGTAGCCCGCTCCACTCGTGCTTCGCCCGCCATCTGCGCAAAGTATTCATCCGTCGACTCCTTCGAAAAGTGCATGTAGCCGGGCCCCGGCTTCGTGATCTGCAGACGGCCGTAGATCAAGTCCTTAGCCAGGTTGGTACCGACCTGCCACAGGAACAGGCCGCGCTTCTTCGTCTTGCCACGCCAGTCGATGTCGACCTTCGAGACGCCATCCTTGATGTGCTTCTCCCGGCCCGAGCGCCCCTTCACAGCAAACACCTTCCGGCCCAGCGCACTCTGCGCGTGCACGAACGCGTACACTGCCTGGGTGTGGTGGCCACCAGTGTCGATCGCGGCCGCATAGATACGCAGCTGCTGCCCGCTCGCATGTGAGAACTCGGTCTCGAACAGGTACTCGGCGACGTCCTGCCACACCTGATCCTCGCTCGGGTTCCCGTACAAGATGCGGTGGTCGATCTTCCAGGTCTCGCAACCGCGGCCATATCCGCGCACCGTGACCTCGATTCGGTTGTCCTGGGTGTCGCAGCCGGCCAGCAGCCGCACACACCCCATCGGCACCGTGCCGAGCTTGTAGGGCTCGGCACGCTCCTTAAGCTGGTCGGCGTCACTCTTCTCCTGCTCCAGAGCCCAGACCTCGCCCAGCGTCGTGTTGGTGAACGCCTTGAGCTTGGTGATGTCGCCGCCCTGGGCCGCCTCATAAGCCTCCAGAAATTCCTCGACCAGCCGCGACCAGGTCACCAACGGGCTGTACGCCGTCCAGACGTGGAAGGCGATATGCTCGAGCGCCGAGATCTCCTCGCCGGCCGCGTTGCGGAACACGCCAGCGGCGTCCACCGTGATACTGCCGTCGTCGTTCTGCCAACGGCCCTGGTCGGCCACGGCCAGGTACTGCGCCTGGGTGATCAGGCAGTGGCAGTGCGGGCACAGGTGACGAACCGTTTCCGGATCCCCGTTCACCCACTTGAAGCCGTGCTGCTCGTCTTTCTTGCCCCAGGTAAGCGCGTGGAACTCACCACACTCCGGACAGGGGATCGCGTACTTCAGCCGCACGTCCGCCGCCCGGTAGCGGTCGTCGATGAGCGAGAAGCCCTGCAGCTTCGGCGTCGAGCCGGTAATGAGCTTCGGGAAGGTGGCGCCTTCGACGCGCTTGGCCGCCAGCACATCGGGCGAACCTTCCTTCTCGATGTCACGGTCGAAAGCATCCAGCTCGTCCAGCAGCGCGACGTCCACCGAGATCCGGCGGTACGCGCGCGCAGCAGTCCCACCCCGCGTGTGAAGCAGGCAACCCAGGAACTTCTTCTGCGCGAGCGTGTTGTCCTTGTGCCTCGACACGTGCGCCGGCATCGCCTTGCGCATGACCTTCACATCGCGCAGCATCGTGTCGAGCTCGGTCTTGACGAACTCGTCGCTATCGCCATCGGTTGGCTGCCAGAGCGCCTGATTGCGCCGCTTGTGCTCGGCGAAGTAGCCGACGGCCGCCAGCAGCATCTTCGTGTAGCCGACCCGCGCCGACTTCTTGAAGTCGATCGCGCGGATATCGTCGTTGCTGATGCAAGCCAGGATCGCGCGCTGGAAGGGCCAGGGCCGCCAGGCCTGTTCGACGTACGAAGATTCCGCCGACAGGTAGAAGTGCTCCGCAGCCCACTCCTCGAGCGTCATCGGCGGCGGCACGCCGAACGTACCGAGGCCGCGCGAGACGGTCTTGGCCAGCTCGGGCGACTGCCAGTTCAGCACCTCGTGCATGCTGCTCATGGCTCGAGCTCCTCGCCCTCACCATCCTCGTCATCTTCGTCCGGCTCGCGCAGATCTTCCAGCGACATGCCGGCGACGACGTTACGCACGCGCGCGATCTCGGCCGCGATGTTCTTGATCTCGTCGCCGGTCAGGCTGGGCACTCGGCGCTTCACGGCGCCAGGAATCGCTTCGAGGATGCCGGCGATCCGGCCGCCGGCCTTAGACAGAACTTCCTCGATCAGCGCGACGGGCGCCAGCTCGCCGCGCGTGACGGCGTTCTGCATCTCGATCTTTTCGCGCTGTGCCTTCGCCAGGCCTGCGCGCTCGGTCACCAGATCCAGCTCGCCGTTGGCGGCGCGGCCGGCCGCCTGCTCGCGCAGGTGCGAGCAGTACGCCAGCAGCAGCTGCTCGGCATCCATGCCCTTGTCGAGGATGCCCCTGCCGACCAGGTTGCCGATGGCCTGTTGGCTGACACCTACGAGCGCACCGAATGCTGCCTGCGTCATCGGCATGGAAAGGTCAATGGTGGACAATACAACCCCCTTAGGACGGGTCTGTGACTAGAGAAAACTCGGGGTTCGAATTACCCTTGAAAGGCCCCCTCCCGGGAGTACCTTGGAAATCGCAAAAGGTCAGCGCTGCGTCGCCCGCGCCTCGGCTAGCGCGCGGGAGAACTCGCCGGCGAAGTGCTGTTCGATCGTCGACGTGGCCACGTAGCCGAAGTCGAACGTCTTCTGGTAGACGACGTTGCGCACGAAGATCATCACCGCCCTGATTGCCGTGCCGCGCGCGAAGTGGACACGCTGGTAGACGCCCAGTGGAAGGCGATCACCAGGCCGCCCGACGAAGTAGGAGACGCCCTGGCGCGTCCTGCTCCCGCGCTGCAGCGCCTCCCGCCGCTTGTCGCTCATGTTCGCCTTATACCCAGCTTCCGGGAACGCCCTGAGGTACGCGAGGATCTGTACGATCTGGCCGCGGTTCATGTTGCCGTAGGCGTCCAGCTCAGCCCCCTCGCCAGGGACAACACGGTAGCCAGGCGGCAGGGCGCCGATCGATTCCAGCGCGCGCTCGAAGCGCTTCTGCCCACGCGAGCCGCCCTTGATCTGTGCCTCCAGGTATTTCGCCGCCGGCGTGCTGCTCTTACTTGCGAAGTCCTTGAGCTTGACCTCGGCGGTCAGGTTCGCCGCCGTGGCCGGCCGCACGAACAGGCCGGACATCGTGAAGGGCGTGGGCTGGTCGAAACTATCGGCCATCTCATGCTTCTCGGCGGCCTCGACCCGCTTGGCCGTGCGCGTCAACGCTACGCGAGTGGCAAACTTGACCTGCTTCTCCTCGACCAGCATGCCGGACGTGATCTGCCTGATGGCGTCTCGCACATCAACGGTCATTGGGCTCTCCTGGTGCAGACGTCTGTACTAAACGAAAAAGCCCCGTTCAACGAATGTTGGCGGGGCGAAGGCACCGTCGCCGGTGCAGATGGAGGATCCGCAAGGGATGTTCCAACGCGAAGCCGTAAACGCAAAAAGCCCGCGTTGGCGGGCTTTAAGCACTCTGACTGCGAGTATGGCGAAAATATATCCTAGCTGGAACAATTCGTCAACGCATCATTTCTTCCCGTTCACATTGTGGCACCTAGTGCAACGCCTCGATCAAGCCGTGCTCCTCGAAGTATGGTGCAAGCCTCTTCAGGGCCTCAGTCTCCAAGGCGCGCACATGCTGCTTCAATGTGGCCGACGCGCGCACGTACTGTGTATGGTTGCCGCCGAATTGCTCTGCCAGCGCGCGCGAGGTGATATCGATCCGCACGTGGTTAGCGAACATGCGACCGAGCATGCAGTTCAGGGCCAGCACCGGGATCTTAGGAAGCAGCGGTGCAAACCACTCCGAGAGACCACGGATTGCAGCAATGCGCTCGGCCGAGAAGGCAAACCGACGTACACCCTGCTCGTCCTCGAAGTCCGTATGGCCGTACTTCGCCTGCAGCACCCACTTCTCGGCGTCAGGCAGCTTGGTCCGTACCGCCTGGGCGACCATGGAGCACTGCGCGCGGATGTCGAGCTGGCTCAGGCCTTCAAAATTCACGGTGCTGCTGCGTTCACCGCGCAGCTGGTCAAGCCAATGACGCTGCTGCTCGGAATCCAGCTGCACCTCTTCCATGACCCGCATTAGGGCCTTCCGCAGCGGCGCACCGTGCGAGGCGCCCTGTGCCATGACCACATACGCAACGTGTACCGCCTGGCTCACATTGCTGAACACAGCACCGCTCATCCCCATTACTTCCATCGCATTCCCTTTCATTTCTTTCCCTTAAAGCAACGTATTCACATAATTCACATCATTCACATCTCTAACTCATTGTTTTTATTACTCTTGTTAACGATGTGAAGGGTATGAATGTTTATTTGATCTTTTCGATTCGATCCATTCCTCTTCTTTCCTGCCCGCCCCACTTTCTCGCGCATGTGCGCGCACATATAGGAGAACTGTTCACACCCTTCACATCGTTCACATCGCCTGTATCTACGGGCTTTCTACGTGTGAAGGGTTGGCAAAATGTGAAGGCTCAACTCCCCACATCGAGCCCTGGCTGGGGTCCTCCACGGTTGCGGTAGGTCTGGTAGTGCTTCTCGAACAGGGCGCCCGATGCCTCGGCCCAGTCGCTGAGCGTGCGGCCGTCGGGCAGCTCGCCGACCATGAACACCATGCGCTGCTTGACCTCCTCGCCAAGCTCGTACTTGATGATCTTCTTCTTGAGCGTGCCGCCGGCATACCGCTCGATCTCGGGGCTGAACTTGGTCATCGAGGTGTACATAGGCTCGCCCGACCGCGCACACCACACCCTGAACGCCTCGTACAGCTGGTTGACCGCGACCGTGATGAAGGGCAGCGGCAGGAAGCCACGCGACCACTCCCGGTAGAAGCGCTCCGATGGCGCCAGGCTCTTCTCGATCAGCTTGTCCTTGGCGTCGTTGTAGATCGGCTTCGTGTGCCGGTCGAAGTCGCCCATGTCCAGCTCATGCACCAGGTAGTGGTAGAACGCCTCAATGCCGCCCTGCCGGATCTCCTCGGCCACGCTTTGGTAAAACTCCTTGGTAAGGGCCGGCGGCGTCCACACGACCAGGTAGCGCCGGTCTGTCTTGTCCAGGGCGAGCGGCTGCAGCTCGTTGGAGAGAAACACGAAGTTCATCTGGTTCTTCTCGACGTGCTCGGGCAGGCCTTTCGGGTTGACGATCACGGTGTCGCCCGAGATCAGCCCCTTGAGCTTGCCCTTCATCTGCTTGAGCTCGGCCCTGGTGACAACCTCGTCGGCCACCATGAACAGCTTCATGCTGGCCCAGTCGTTGAACTTGCTCTCCAGCTGGTCGTTGCCGATCACGTAGCCGTATTCGCCGTAGATCGGCTTCACCACGCGCTCGAAGAAGAAGTTCTTACCGGAGCCCTCGTCGCCGTGCATGATGATCGACGTTTCCATCTTCGCGCCGGGGTTACGCAGCGGGTAGGCCAGCCAGCGAGCGATCCAGGTCTCCATCTCCTCGTTACCGTCGCACAGGTGCGAAAGCAGCGTCAGGATCTGGATGCACTTCCCTTGCTTGGGCTTCATCGGCCAGCCGTTGAACAGGTTCACAGTCGCGATCGGACCACTCTCGGCCGGCGACGGCGTGTTGGTCGGGTCGAACACGATGTTCTTCTTCAGCACCCAACGCCGCTGCGGCCCACTCCAGAACTTCATTACATCGCTGCTGCCGACGATCGTGCGCATGGCCGAGATCCGCATCAGCATTCTGTGCCGGCAGTCCCACACCATGTCCTCCCCGTAGATCAGGATGAAGTTGTCGAGCACCTCGTTGACCTTGTCCCAGTGCTCGTCGCCGTAGACCTTCTTGGGCTTGTCCTTCGCCGCCTTCTTGTCGCCTGCGTCGTCCTCCCCCTCCCCCCGCGCGGGAGCGGAGCCGGGTGCGACCAGTGGGTACACCTTCGCCAAGGGATGGGAAGGCGCTGCAGGGGCTTCTTCCGCCCCGAATCGGGCATCAAAATCCGCCGGCAGCTCGTCGGGCGCCCCCTCCTCTGGCCGCTCCGCGCCGAGGGGGGCGGGGGGAACGGACGGAGGCGAACCTTCCTCGCCCGCATGCGCAGTGAGGAGAAGGGCTTCATCCTGGTCGTGCACATCACCCGCCGCGGCCGCTTGCGCGGGAGGGGCGGGAGGAGAGATTGTGCGCTGCTCCGCAGCGAGGGAAAGGTGGGCAGCAGGCTGCAGCGCTTCCTCGGCCGCTAACGCGGGGGAAGCGGAGGCAGATGGCGAGCGCTGCTGCGCAGCGGAGGGGTCGCCGTCGGCGACCTGGACGAGGATGTCGCGGCTACCGTTCGTATGCATTGGCGACACCACGCCGCCCCGCTCCATCTGCTCGAGCAGGCGGGCCGCGCGGTTATAGCCCACGCGCAGGTGTCGCTGAATCAGCGAGATCGACGCGCGGCGGTTCTGGAGCACAATGGCCACGGCCTGGTCGTAGAGGGCATCCGGCTCGGCCCCGTCCTCGGCCGCTGACGCGGGGGCGGACGGGGAAGATGTTGTGCGCTGCTGCGCAGCGAGGATGGCAAGACGAACCTGAGACGCCACCGATTCCAGCCCTTCCTCGATCTGCACATCGTTGTAGTCCGTGAGCTTGCGTCCTGCGCGGTCGACCGTGAACACTGGCACGGCCACCGAAGCGTTGCCGACCTCTCGCGCGGCCGCGTGGCAGCTCGAAACGCCGGCATTCTTGAACGTAGGGGTGCGCACCAGGCGACCCTTGCGCATGTCCGCTTCGATGTACCGGATGCCCTGCGCGTCCTCACGCCAGCGCGCCAGGACCTCGACGCGCTCACCATCTTGAGCCAGGACGGTGTGCGGGGTGCCGTCAATCGGTACAGGCACGACCACACCGAAATCCTCCTGCAGGCGCTCGACGTACCGCTCGACCAGCAGGTAATCGTCATCGGCCAGGAAGAGGAGGTGCGCGTCTGGATAGGCCTCGCGCAGCAGGCGGGCCACGTGGAGCAGGTTGCCAGCATTGAGTGCCATGGCCACCGGAAGGTCGTACTCGCCAGCCACGCTGTCGCGCGCGGTCTTGCAGGTCGCGTAACCCTCGCCGACGGCGATGATCGCCGCATCGCGCAGGGTGCCGAGGATGTGGGCGACGCCGATCGCGTCCATGCCTTCATTCAAGCGCTTTTTGCCGGTCGCATCGATCTTCTGCAGGCCGAGGAGCTGGCCACCGCGCTGCAGCGGGATGAGCAGCTGCTTGCCGTCAGTGCTCACGCGCAGGCCTTCTGCCTGCACCTGCTTTTGCACCAGGTAGGGATGTTCGACCGGCATGCCCACCCCTTTGGCCCACTGGTCGCGCGCGCGGCCGGCGGCGAGGCGGATCTCCTCGTCGCGCTTTTCCTGCTCAGCCTTCTCGGTGGCGCGCTGCTGGCGGGCGTACTCGGCCTTCTCGTCCTCGCTCATCGCGGCCACATCGACCTTGACCGACACGGTGTTGCGATTCTCGCCCTGGAAGTAGCCGAAGGCGCCGGTGACGACCTCGCGGCCGCTGCGCAGTGTCATACGGCGCAGGATGTACCAGCCCTTTTTGCCGGGACCGAAGCGCTTGTACTTGCCGTCCAGGACAGGGTGGTTTGTCGGCAGCGGCGGCAGGCCATACTCAGCCATTTGAGCCACTACTTGTGCGACGTCGCTCATCCGTTGCTGTCCTCGTGCTGCACGGTAATGCTGCTGCGGAAGGCGACCTGTTGGTCAGCCAGGCGTGACGGGATCCCGCGATAGTCGAGCGCCCCAGGCCGCAGGATGGCAACTCGAGGCCGGTGGCGACTCGACAGCGGCCGCGCTGGTGGCACGAAGGAGCCCGCTGCTGCAGCCATAGCTGAAACGTCGGCAGCCGGGTTCAAGAGCTTGGTCCCGACGGCCGTCAGCGAAAGCTGCTCGTCGCGGCAGAGCACGAGCCCCCTGCGATCGAGCGGCCCAATAACCAGGCGCTGGAACTGTCCCGGCGTCTCCGTCCAGAGCAGCTGCAGCATCAGGCTTTCGATGGTGGCGACGCCGCCCATCTTCTCGAGGTGTACCAGGGCCAAGTACGAGCCGCTGCCGGGTACAGGTGGCTTCATCTTGCTCATACGCCCTCCGGACGCGCTGCGGGCGCTTGTGGGGTATAGATGCGGAACATCAGTGCCGCCAGCTCGGCCAGCACCTTATGCATCCGGGCCGCGTCCTCTTCCAAGATAGCCCGCTCACGCTCGTCAATCTTCTCGTCCACGATGGCGGCGTTGAAGTCGCGGGAGAACGTGCCGAGCTCGGTGTACAGGTCGTTGAACTTTTTCATCAAGACCTCGTTTTCGCAGCTCAGTTCGTCTGGCAGTTTCACAAACACCCCGCCCGACGCCGTAGCGATCGCCTCGGCGAAATAGGTGGTGCCGGAGAGAGCCTGCAGTGCCAGGCAGTGGTCTTCGGTCAACACCTGGCCCTTGACCTCGTACGCCCGGTTGCGCAGCGCGTTGACAGTCATGCCCAAGTAGGCCGCTGCAACCTCCCAAGAGCCGGTGATCCCGGCGATCATCTTTAGCTTTGCATCACGCAATCCCATACATCCCTCTGCTTTATTTTGGTTTTACCAACTTTTACTTGGCGGTAAAGTGCGAACACTTCTTTCCGCCCCGAAACTCTTAAAGGTCCCTATGCAACTCATCGACGCGGTTACAAACCGGCACCTGGTGCAATGGCTCGACAATGGATTTGTTCGCACATTTGAGCCGCATGCCTTCGCCAGGGTGGCGGGAGGGCGTGATGTCCTGATCGCGTTCCAGGTCGCCGGCGGACCAGCGCACGAGCCGCAGGACAGCTGGAAGCTGATCGACGCCCGTGAAGCCGTGCGCATCGATCCAACCGAGCGCTTCGCCAGCGGGCGTCGAATCCCCGAGCACCTGCTGGCATTGGTCGCGTCGACTTACGCATTGCCCGCATCACCCGATGCCTCGCTGGCGCCCTTGTCAGTGCCGCGCAAGTAGGCCCAATCGACGTCTGGGCGGAGATGCTCACACGTAACCTGACCGCCAGATTCGCGGTCGATGTTGATGCACAGATCGGCGCCGAGCCGTTGCGAAACGCTGACAGCCTTCCGAAGGTAGCGCTCGGTCGTACCGCAGGCAGCGCAGAATTCAGCGCGCGCCACCTTATCGAGGCCGTTTAAATATGCGAGTAATTTGTCCATGGGAAAGCATATTACTAAACGGTAATGAGGTAGGTCAATACCATTTGGTGATTTACTATTTAGTAATCGGCTAGGACAATCCGGCTATGGAAATCCAAGACATCCGGCGCGCTCGTTTAGCACAGCTGATCCAAGAAAAATATGAAGGGTCTCAGGCCAAGTTCGTGGACGAGACAGGGGAAAACCAAGGGGAAGTTTCGGGCTTGCTCCGCACGAAAGCGTTCGGGGAGAAGAAGGCCAGGAAGCTTGAAGAAAAGTGTGGACTGCAGCGCGGCTGGCTCGATACCGATCCCGCTGCCGAGCCGGCATCGGAACCGGCAGTCGCGCGCCCGACTCAGCGCCCCATGCTGTCAGTCGTCGAAAATATCGAGCCACAGTGGATGGCCCTTGTGTATGTAACGCAACGTGAGCTCGACCTGCTCACGCACTACCGCAGCTCCTCTGACATAGGGAAGAGCCTGGTCGAAACTGCAGCCGAGTCAGCGGCAGGCGATCGCGCCGGCTCTGGCTCCGTTTACCAGTCGTAACGGCGGCCGAGTTTGTGCCGGGTGCTTAACGGCCATCGCATTAGCCAGCTTCAGCATCTCCGCACGCGCTTCCGGCGTCATCGCCCGAAGCGCGTCTTTCATTTGTTTGAAATAGTCTTCCACCTGACCTCACCCAGCATTTCCTACAGATAACTCTGTAGTCGTCATCCTACACCTTTTTACTGTATGAATATACAGTATATCTAGAAAATTCCACTGTACGCCGCACGCTCGCATCCGCTGGCTGTCCAATGCATATGCACAACATGCGAAGCGCATAGAACGTCAACTGCCCCTGCTTTTTTCACCTAATTTCACGCTATTTTCCACATATTACCAAATGGTGTTGACGGATATCATTACCGTTTAGTAATATCCCTGCACATTCATTGATCCCTTTGAAAGGATGTGCAGATGAAGGCATTCCACGTAACCGTGACGACCCATGGTGAGGTGCAGCATTTTTACGCCATCGCATCGTCGGCAGCGGTCGCTTACCACACGGCTGCAGCCTGCCAAGGCGATGCAGTGTTTGGCATCGCGGTGCGCCCGCTATGAAGCCCGCTCACGTTAAAGCACGGTCGACCGTGCCAGGTACCGGCGAACTCAGCCAAGCGCTTGAGGATGCGCGCGAACGCGAAGCCCTCCGCAGCTTTTGCAGTGCACACGTCTGCACAGCCGCGGATGTCTCAAGCGATGGCAAGCGACTCGACATGCCTCGCGTGCTGCAACTCATGCGTGCACGTGGCTACGACGTCTCGAAACCGATCAAGCCACCACACCAGCCCAAAGCGCGGCAAGGCCTGACCGCTTGGATCGTGCATATCCGCCTGCCGCGTGCCGAGTTCGATATCGGCTTCTACACCGCAACCCATTAACCGCCCAGGACTGAACATGACCCCTACCGCCCTGACCCTTCTACCAGCTCCGCAACTGCCGGCAGCGTCCGACCAGGCCATCGTCGTCGACGAACTGGTGACGAACGCCGGAGAGTTTGGCTATTTCGACATGGTCGACATTCGGATTTCGAAGACCAATCGGAAGCGTTTCAGCCAAGCGAAACTCGACGAACTGGCCGCGAGCGTTAAGGCCAAGGGCGTAGCGCAGCCAATCCTCCTCCGTCCTGTTGAGCCCACCGCGGATGAACCGCAACGCTACGAGATCGTCGCCGGCGAGCGCCGCTTCCGCGCCTCGATCATTGCCGGGTTGCCGACGATCCCTGCCATGCTTCGCACGCTGACCGATGTCGAAGCGCTCGAGCTGCAGATCCTCGAAAACCTGCAGCGGGACGATCCACATCCGCTGGAAGAGGCCGAAGGCTACGAGCGACTCATGCTCGAGCGGAACTACGACGTCGACCAGCTGGCAGACAAGCTGAACAAGAGCAGGTCGTATGTCTATGGCCGCCTCAAGCTGTGCGCGCTGACCACCAGCGTCCGTGAGCAATTCCTCGAAGACAAATTCAGCGCCGCGACCGCGCTGCTGATCGCGCGCATTCCAAATCCCTCCCTCCAGGTGAGGGCCGCGACGGAAGTCAGTCGAACCGACTGGCAGGGCAACCCAATGTCATATCGATCGCAACGCGACCTGCTCCGCCAGCGTTTCATGCTTGACCTGAAAAATGCCGTCTTTGCGATCAAGGACGCTGCGCTGCTGGCGGACATCGGGTCGTGCATCGAATGCCCAAAACGCAGCGGCAACCAGCAGGAAGCCTTCGAAGGCGAGAAACACGACAACCTCTGCACCGATCCGGATTGCTTCGCAGAAAAGACTGCCGCGCATTCGAAAAAGGCAAAGCTGAAGGCGGAAGAACGCGGTCAATCGGTTATCAGCGGCGAGGAAGCCAAGAAAATCATGCCGAATTCGTACGGCAATCTCAAGGGCGGCTACGCCGACGTCGATCGGGACTTCTATGTGTCGGGCAGCGGTTCGACGAGCTACCGCAAGATTCTCGGCAAACAGACTCCAAAAGGCGTGCTGCTGGAGAACCCTTTCGAACCAGGGAAGCTCATCACCATTGCCAAGATCGACGAACTTGAAGACCTGGTGACGCAAGTTGCCGGTAGCGGCAAGACCGAGGCATCCGCATCTGCAAAGCAAAGGGCTCAGGAGAAGCAGAAAGAGCAAGCGGCCGCGCTCGAGAAGCGATACCGGCGGGAGCTGTTCGTGGCTATCCGGGATGCCGGTCGAATCGAAGACACCCCGATTAACGAGCAAGAGGTTGCCGCACTCTTGTTCCGCAACTCCCCCAACTCCGAAGACGGCTTCATCCGGAAGCTCTACGGCTGGACTGGAAATGAATTCGAGTCGGGAACTTGGGATGGGAAGTACGTCACTGGAACGAACAGGATCTGCGACGCGATCCGGCAAATGAGTCCCGACGAGGCACGTCAGCTGATCCGCGATATGACCTTCATCCGCGAGCTAGAGATCAGCACCTACTCGTACAGTAAGGCAGACCGCCCGACGCTCATGCTTGCCGCTGCAGAACGCCTCGGCATCGATGCCGACGCCATGAAGTCCGCAATGGCTAAGGAAGCCAAACAGCTGGCCGACTCGAAGGCAGCGAAGAAGGCACGAGCGGCTGACAAGGCGAAGAAGAAGGGCCCAGCGCAAGCCGCTCTGCCCGAAATCGAACAGCCAACTAAGACTGCATCGGCAGCGGTCGACCAGGTGACTGTTGGCACCACTTCAACTGATGTCCGCTATCGCCACCCGAATTTGATGATGACCTGGACCGGCCGCGGCCGCGCGCCGAAATGGGTCCAGGAATGGATCGAAAGCGGCAACACGCTCGATGGCCTGAAGGTCCACGCTAGACCTCCAGCAACAAATCAAGCTCTCGCGGAGGTGACGCAATGACGCTGAGCGAACAAAGCATAAGCGCGATCGCCAGGGCGCTGCTCAATGAACGCAAGGCGCTCGACGAAAGCCTAGCGTTCTGGAGCACCCCAGGTCGCATCCGCCGGTATCCGCATTCTGGTGCGGCGATCAGTCACGAGCTGCATGAGAACGCCAGCGCTTTGGCAGAGCTTGCCAACGCGCACGCACCCTGGTTGAAGCAGAGGTCGGACTGGCCGGCGATCACGAACAGCATCCCACATACACCAACGACGGAGAACGCATGA